TCATAGCTCGGTCTCCCCTTCGTGGATAAGGGTCAGCACATCGCCGTCTTTGGTCAGCATCTCCGCTGACACCGCAGCGCACAGCGCGTTCGCGGCGCGCATCTCGCTGAGACGGAATTCCCGTACAAGGGTTTCGTGGGCGGCCCATCGTGACGTGAAGGACCGTGGGGGTTGCCCGGGGATAGTCAGAGTGATCATGGTCATTCCTCCGTCTTCCGCAGGCGCTTGGGGGTCTTGTCGACCACCTCCCCGTTGAACCGCTGGGCCATCTGCTGGGCTGTCCCCATGGCGTCCGCGTAGTCCGCCGCCGGGCAGGATGTGGGGCGTCCGCGATAGCGGTAGTGAACCTGGAATTCGTGCCATTCGGCGTCGAAGCGGACCGTGAAGGTTGGGCGAGTGGTCATGGCCGGTACCCCGGCTTGGTCAGGATTTCCTCGCAGTTCCGGGCGACACCACGAATAGCCTGTGCTGCGTTGTCCAATAGATCTAAGGCGCTCTCTAGCATCTGCCCGCTTCGGAGAGCGTCCCGAAGGCGCCACTCTTCTTCCTCAACCTGCGCCTGCCAGTCCTTGCAGCGCGCGAGTAGGGCCGCCGCGTCGCCGCGCCGATAGCGCACGTCTAGTAGGGCCGTGCGAAGTTCTAGGGCCTTGGTCGCATGGGTCGCCATGATCAGTACCCCGCCCAGGCGCGCAGTTCCGTCCAGGTCTGCGGGACCGGCTGGCCATCCCAATTGATGCATTCCAAGCCTTCGTTGGTGACGCGGGCGTACTTCCCCCAATCGTGGTCAAGCACCCACGCCAGACGCTGCACCCGCACGGCTTCAGGGGCATCGTTCAGGGCCGGGGAAGCCGCGTGGTGCTCAGCGTCCAGGAAGCTGTCAGTGATCCCGTTGTCTTCCGCGAAGGCCGCGCACGCGGCTTCAGGGGTCTCGGCAAGGGCGTACCCCAGGGTGGGGCCTGTGCGGACATCAAAGACTTCGTAAAAGCGGCGCGTCATGGGTTGGTTTCCCTCGGTTCGCGTTGCGGCGTTGAGGTAGACCTTAGATAGTTCCCCATGGAGATGCAAGCGGTAAGTTCACCACGGGGAACTTTTTTACGCCCCCGATGGCCCTCAAAAAAAAACCCCGCCGGGTTAGGGCGGGGCTGTTCGTCAAGCGAGCTTGTCTAAGACAGAGACCGCGTTACGGCTAACCGTTTCATGTTCGAGGTGCGCATATTTTACAGTCATGCTCATTGTTGAGTGACCTAGCAGTTTGGACACCTCAAACAGTGACACACCGTTCATGATCAGCTTGGTGGCGAAGGTGTCGCGCAGGGTGTGGATGGTAGCTTTTCCACGTCGTGCGATTACCACGGGGTCGTTGATCCCCGCCCGTTCCATTGCCGCCGTGAAGGCCGCCGCCGAATACCCCCGTGGAGTCTTGGAATCCTTCCGGCCGGGAAATATGTAGGGGCTGGCTTCGTCTCGGCGGGTCCGATAGCGACGCTCAAGGACAGCCCGAAGGCGAGCGGTCATTGCCAACACCGATCGATTCTTGACCTTGCTGCGGTAAAGGTGCAACACACCGCGCTCGAAATCCACGTCATGCCACGTCATAGTTGCGCCCTCGGTGTGACGACATCCTGTGTCTAGCAGGAACACAGCAAAGTCCCATAGGTCCTGACGGGCTGGCCCCACGACACCCCGCGCCATCGGCGGCAGTTTGTCGGGGTGCAGTTCTTCTAACAGGCGACGTTCTTCGTCCAGGGTCAGATATCGTGTCTTCGGTTCATACTTAGGCGCGGCAAAACGAACATTGGGGGCCACCGCCACGCCCCAAACATCACGGCATAAGTTATAGACACGCCCTAGTAAGCCAATCTCATTACCGATATAGTTCCCCTTGAAGCCCTCCCCTTCCCGCTCCTTCCACAATGTTAGCGCGGTGGCGGTGGTGATTTCTGACATCAATGTCGTTGGGGGAATAAACCAGCTTTTAGGGTTCGGCCTAGTCTCGCCAATTAGTTTCCCCTTAAGGACCTTTCGGGGGCCGTACGACGGCCGTCCCTCGATAGTCTTTAGGTAGCGCTCAAGAGCATCCTTGATAGTCAATTCCTCGGCGGCACCTAGCTGAACACGATCCATCTCTTTTTTCAGCATGGCCTGGGCCACTTCACGGGCTTCGGTCTTGGACGTCCGCTTGGTGGACTTGCGAAGGCGCTTGCCGTTGACAGAGAAATCAACCCACCAGAATACGCTTTCTTGTGGCTTATAGAGCTTCATGACGCTACCCCTAGTACGTCCAAATTTCCCGCCTATAGAAGACAGCAACCGGCCTTCGCCGAAGCCTGCCCCTATGGCGTCTTTATGTTCTTGAGGATTGTAAGAAGTTCCCCATGGGGACGCAAGGGGAAAGTTCCCTATGGGGAACCATAGACGATACACAACATGTTGTGTGCCGACACACAATCCCTAGTACGTCCAAATTTCCCGCCTATAGAAGACAGCAACCGCCTGCCTCACCCTCGGGGCCACCCCTGTGCCATCCCGAAGGGCGCTGACGCATACCACACGGCACCGTCACCATAAACCACCGACCATTTTGGAACGGGCTTATAAGAAAGCCACGACGTATTACTTAAATATACGTCATATATTATCTAAAGTTATAAATATTTCTATGATGTAACTTAAGATAAAATGATATATTATTATATTAATATACAATATTTAGGTACACTTTACGATTCATGATGAAGGATCTTCGGTCCTTTTAGTTTTCCATCATGAAGTCTGAGGTGATCAAGGGCGCGCGTCTATCATTGGCAGAAGCGTCCCACGCTCTTGACCTTGATTGATCACCTCGGCAGCCGCCTCAATGGACGCATCCCGGAATAACGCCTGGAAAATTTCTGGGTAGTCCCAGAACAGTAGGCGAGCCATAAGACTTCCCGGGTTGACGCCTGTCAGCTTAGCGAAGGGTGCCCAGCGGTCGGGCCGCAGTTTCCCCTGACCATTCTCAATCTGGCTGATGGTTGACCGCTGTTGATAGCCTAGGGCTTCTGCGACCTGTGATGTGACCAATCCGGCATCCTGACGGCACTGCGCCAGATAGGCGCCGGATGTCTTCCGCTGCTGTTCTTGGTGTTCACGTATGATGATTGCCATGATGTCCCAAGCGGCTTAAATTGTCGTGGGCCGCTTCTAACATGCTTTTTTGGCACTGTGTACCCCAAAAGTTCACCGTGGCGAACCGGATCAATCATCACCGAAGGTTAAACCCTCCCGTGCTGCGAGGTAGGCCATAACGTCCTCAAACTGCGCGTCGGAAAGGCGGTCGATTAGTGCAAGCTGAAGCCAGCCCACGACCTTTGTTAGTTCGTCGTTAGTATCCTGAACCTGTGACACGGTGCTGTTGTCCCTTGTTTGCAATCCGTTAACGCAATGGTGCGACCTTTTGCCCTTTGTGCCTTCAGGTTTAACCCACGGTCAACAGCACTACTCGTGTAGCGCCACACCAGCCGGTTTGCAGGCATCGCGGGGGCGCCCGCAAGGGGCGCAGGTCTTGCTAGGCGTACCGCTAAGCTATCCCAACGCATCCCCCATCCCGTCCCATAACTAAGCCTACGTAGGGCATGACGCCGTCCTTTCGGTAGAAGTGACCTATCCGAACGCTAGGCCCCCATAACCTGAGGGCATATCGCTTCGTTAATATGGCGTTCTCCTTGGGGAACTTAGGGGGTTCCCTATGGCGATGCAATAGCCCTTTTTCTGTTAGGCTTGATTTTCGCCATCGGGATAGGTTGTGATGCTTGCCAAGTGTGACCCCATATCTAGTCTGTACCGCTTAGTACAGCGGCTTAGGACAGTCCCACGCCCGTGGTTCATACTAATCACTTGGCACATTCACGGCATAGTCGGGGCGCCTTCGGTGTCAGTCCCTTGGTTTCCCTGGGGTTCCCCCACATACTCTAATATCTAGACAAGATGTGTCGTGCCGCGAGCGCGTCGCCGCAGCACCGAAACCGGCCCCCAGGGGGTCTATAAAGAGAGCCTTTCGAGGTTCCTTTGGGGTTTGTCGTTGTTGTTGTTGTTCGGCCGCAGGGTACCGTTAAGACCCCGCCGGATTTTCTCAATCTCACCCCCCAGGGCCACCATCCCCGGCACACATTTACCCAACATATGCAACCCCGATTGTTCCGGCACTAACACCCCCTTGGGTTCGGCAGTTGTAGAACAGAACGGGAACAGACGTCAAGAATGCGACAATATGCCCCTCGAAAGTGCGTCCTACGTCACCGGCCTGGACGCGGCCAACCCATACCCGACCGACCCCACGGCCCAGGGGGATGACCATATCCGAATGCTGAAGGCGGTCCTTCTGGCCACCTTCCCGAAACTGTCGGGTGCCCTCAATGTCTCCCAAGACGACCTGAACGGCCTGCCCGCCAGCATCACCGCCCTCAATTCCTCGGTGTCTTCGGTCACCTCGACGGTAACCACCCTGGGCACCACTGTGGCAGCCCTAAGCCCCCAGGTGGCGACCCTGGGGACCACGCTGGCCACCCTAGGCACCACTGTGGCGGGCCTGGGCACCGATGTGACGACCCTCAAGGCCGCAAGGATACCCAGCGGGTCAATCCTCATGTGGGCCGGGTCCAGCATCCCCACCGGGTGGGTTCTGTGCGACGGCAGCAACGGGACACCCGATCTTCGCGGCCGGTTCATCCTGGGCGGTTCGACCGCGGACATCGGGAAGACCGGCGGCGCCTCGACGGCCACCACCGGCTCAGCCGGACAGCATTCACATAGCGGCGGCACGGGTGGAACCGCCCTGACCGTGGATCAAATCCCCTCGCACTCCCATGGGTTCCACACGGGCACCGGGGAACAGACGTTGCAGTCTGGTTTCGCCGCCAACGCCCAGAACGGCCCAGCCTTTCAGAACCTGACCACCGATGCGGCAGGGGGTGGCAAGGCCCACACCCACACGATTCCCGAGGACGGCGCCCATACGCATACCGTGAGCGTGCTGCCGCCTTACTACACCCTCGTTTACATCATGAAGACCTGAGCATGCCCATCTTCCCCATTCGGGACATCGGTTCCGGCGGGGTGCTGGCGGACCTCGCCCCACACAACATGCCTACACCCGGCCTCTCCATGGCCGTGAACGTCATCTTTGAGAACGGCAAGATCAAGCGCGCGCCCGTGCTGCGCCGTGTTGCCACGATCCCCGCGCCGACCTACTGGTGCACCAGCGTCACCCCGCCGAACGACTATGATTCACTGATCAGCGTTGGCACCGATGGACGATGGTTCAAGACGCAATCGGGAACCTCAGTTCCGATCAACCCGAATGGGCATCCTGCGGTCCCGGGTGTAACCCCGCCGACCGCTGGGTTCCTGAACAGCGTCCTTTATCTGAACCGGGCGGAAGACCTACCTACCTACCTGCGGCCCAACGACAGCCGCCTTCAGGGTTTTGTCGAACTGGCCCACGGGCTACCGCGCGCGGTCCCTCAGGACCTTCCGGGATTTCCTGGTGGCCCTGAACGTCACCGCGAACGGTACGGTCAATGGGACCATGGTCAAATGGTCGGACATCGTGTCCGCCGACAACGTGGACCCATCATGGGACCCCGCGTCCACCACCAACAGCGCTGGTGAAAACCTGCTGTCAAACCTGGCATCCCCGATCATAGACGGTTGCCAGCTGGGCGACGCCTTTGTGATTTACGCCCGCAATGAAGTGTGGGCCGCCGAATATGTGGGTGGGAATGACATCTTCACGTTTCGGGCGATCTTCACGGATCAGGGGATAATCAACAGCAATTGTTCGGTCGAGGTGGACCGTAAGCACTTCGTATTCGGCCCCACGGATATCTATACCCACGACGGGATTTCCAAGTTGTCGGTGTGTGACAACAAGGTCCGGCGGTACATCTTCAGTAGCCTGAACATGTCCAAGGCTGACCGGTGTTTCGTCCACCACGACCAGGCCATGAACCTCCTTTGGTTCTGCTATCCCAGCAGTGACGGGCAGACCGCCTACAAGAACCCCGACCGATGTAACCGCGCTGCGGTGTTCGCTTATAACACCGGTCAATGGTCCTTCGTGGACCTCCCCGACGCCACCGGGGCCGCGTTCATGGACACCAACACCATTCACACATGGGAAAGCGCTGCGAACCTAACCTGGGATAACCTGGGCGGTTCTTGGGCATCCCAAGACGACGGCTATCAGGCCCATAGCGTCTTTCTGTGCAAGAACGGCGACACATCAGACGCGGGCCTGACCGGCATCATGTATGCCAGTGACCGCGTTGACGATGGCGTGGTGACGGCCCCGGCGGACTTGGCAGTGATGCCCAGGGCTTTCGTTGAGCGAACCTATGTGGACCTTGATGCCGTCGTGGGGCCAGCCCTCACCGGCTACAAGTATGCCCGCAAGCTGTGGCCTGAAATCACGGCAATAAAGACCGGCGTTAGGGTTTATTTCCGATTCGGAACGTCCGATATTCCGAATGGATCAGTCACATGGGACCCACCGATACCCTACGATGTCGATACGGACTATCAGATAGACCTTCGCTCATCAGGCAGGTTCCTATCTTATCGCCTCTACTGCGATGAACCGAGCGATTTTCATTTCTCCGGCTTTGACGCCGACGTTGTAATACTAGGAAGAAGGTAACGATGGGGCCGACCCTGACCCTTCCCGAAGTGGAATCGAAGGTCAGGGCCGGTGTCCCGATCTTCTTCCCCGGGATAGACTTCGACAATCCAGCCGATAAGCCCGTGAGCGTCCCGGGTGGTGATGGCCAGCTTCCCGTCATCGGTGGCGGTGCGCTGACTTACACGACCACCATTACGGCCACGAACGGCCATATCGAATGTGGGGGCCTTGGCGTCACCGGCACGGGAAGTGACCACGTTACCATCAAAGCCTCGCTGACGATGACCCGCATAGCGTTGCGGACGATGCTATTCACGCCTTTGGAGCCCGACACCGCAACCAGCCTTAGCCTGAACGTCACCGCCAGTGATGGGACCACCGCCGAAGGGGCTTATACGTTCACCACATACGCGACCGCCGACCTACTGCCGGTGATCCGCTATCAGCGTCAGCAGGCGCCACAGCTGGTGGACAGCCTGAAGCGCTACACGGACACCGAGTTTGGCCGCGTGGCCGCCGCCGTGAACAGCATCACGGACGGGGTGACACAGACCATCGTGGACCTTGGGGACCGCATGGATTCCGGCTTCGCCGCCGTGCGGGACACCGTGACAGCGGTAGCGACGGACACGTATTCCATGGCTGAACGTGTTGACGTGCTGCAAGCCGCCTTCAACACGGCGGATACCAAATCGCTCGCGCGGATCAGCCACATAGAATTAGCCTACGCGGACGCTGACGAAGCCTTGGCGGAACGGATGGATAGCATGGAAGCTACCGTTACGACCAAGAACGCGACGACCAACGCCCGCATTGATGAAATCGCGATTGCTTACGCGACAGCCGATAGCGCGCTTGCTGAAGCAACGCGGACCCTTTCAGCGACCGTCACGACCAAGAACGCGGCGACGAACGCCCGAATTGATGATGTCGAGATAGCCTATGCGACGGCCGACACGGCCCTGACCAAGCGGCAGGACACTATTGAGGCCACCGTTAAGGCCAAAGATGCGGCGACAAACGCCCGTATCGATGACGTTCAGACAGCCTACGCGACAGCCGATAGCGCCCTTGCCGAGGCTACCCAGGCTCTCAGCGCCACCGTGACAGCGAAAGACGTAACGACCAACGCGCGCATCGATAGCGTGTCGAAGGCCCTGGCGGACACCAATCATGCGCTTGCGGAACGGACTGACGCCCTTCAGGTATCTTTCAACACCGCCGACACCGCCACCAACGCCCGCATTGATGAAATCGCGATTGCCTATGCCGCCGCTGATACGGCACTGGCAGAAGACCACAAGGCCCTCAGCGCAACCGTCAGCAAGAATTATGCTGACTTGGGCAGCAAGATTGGGCAGGAAACCAGCGACCGCCGGATAGACAGCGTTAACACCAACGCCCGTGTGGACAGCGTATCCCAGGCGGTGGCCGACACCAATTCGGCCATGGCCAAGCAGGCGGAAACCCTGACCGCCTCTATGACCACGCAGTTTTCCAACGTGGGCGGTCAGTTGTCGGACTTGAGCGGGGACCTGACACAGGAGATTAAGGACCGCAAGGCGGACACCGTAGCGACCAACGCCCGCGTGGACAGTGTGTCCCAGGCGCTGACGACAGCCCAGACCGCCTTAGCATCCCGTATCGACTCCGTGACAGCCTCGACGGATGCGCAGTTCAGCAGCGTTGGCGGCCAGGTTCGGGACATCAATTCCCAGATTGGCGGCATCAGTGGCCAGCTTGGGCAAATCGGCACGCAGATCACGGGCGCTAACGGCCGCATATCTGACGTATTCGACCAGGTGGGCACCGTGGGCGCGAAGCTGGACAGTGAGATTTCCACTCGCCAGTTGGACAGCGTAAACACCAACGCCCGCGTGGACTCTGAGATTAGGGCCCGTACGGATGCCGTTAGCGCCCTAAGCACCCGTATCGACTCCGTTAACAGCACCGTCACGCTGAACTATGGCACCCTTGATGGGAAGATCGGTCAGGAATCGTCGGATCGCCAGAAGGCCATTACCGCCGTCAACTCCCGGGTGGATAGTGCTATTCAGGCCGCATCGGACGCCACGGGCGCCGTAGGGACCCGCATAGACAGCGTTCAGGCCTCCGTCGCGTCCAACTGGCAGAACCTGGACGGCCGGGTGAACTCTGCGAACGACGCCATCAGCGGCGTCAACGGCCGGGTGGACAGCACAAACCAGGATGTCGGTTCCGTCAACGCCCGGGTGGATTCAGAGACACAGGCCCGCGTTAACATGGACGGCACCTTGTTGGCCCGCGCTGCGCTACGCCTGGACGGTGACGGTTACCTGACCGGTTGGGAGACCAACAACAATGGTCAGACGGGCAACATGATCTTTACCGTGGATAATCTGTACATGGTAAAGCCCGGAAAGGCTGAAAAGACGCCGATCGTCTCATTCTCTGACGGCCGATACTATTTCAACGGCGCGATCAACGCCAGCGCCCTGACTACCGGACAGTTCAACGCCGACCTTCAGCTAAAGAATGGTACCGGCTGGATCAGTGTCAACGGCAATAATACCTCCGTAAACAATCACTGTTACATCGCCCTATACGATGGAAGCAGCGTGATTGCTTACCTTGGACAAGACCCATTCAACAGCAACGACGATACCTTTAGATTTCGATTCTCAGACCATGGTGGAAATACCATCATGGACGTGGACGGAATGGGTGTCGAGGTTGTCAAATGGAAGTCCCTTGCCCAAAACTCCGCCTCAGCCCCTCAGTTTGTGTCGGCCCCCGGGCCATGGTCCGGAAACAACCAGTACCAGACGCTGACTGTGTTTCAATTCACTTTGGATCATCCGGCAAACTGCTTGATCATCGCGAACTGGCAGCAGAGTTATTCCAGCGGTCAGAAAAACGTTGATGCACAGCTTCATGTTGATTCGGCCGCGAAGATCAGCAGGACAATGGGCGCGGTCAACGATACGCCAACCTACAGTTACGCTATGAATCTCGGCGCCGGAAGTCACCAAGCTGTCTTGTATTGGAAGACCGAGGGCAGCGTACAAGCAAGCGGCTTATCTCTGGCCGTCTGGGCTCAATACAAATGAAGACTTTCATTGTCTATGACACCGCTTCCGGTGACTTCCGGTGGCTGGTGCGCGCCCTTGCATGTCAAAGCGAGGCTGTGACCCCGCTTGGCCTCTCATGTGTCGAATTCACCGGCACGGATGAACCCGGGCCACAACACCGGCTCGTTGATGGCGCCTGGGTGCTCCGGCCGCAAGCCGACCTGGACGCGGACGCGCTCAGCACGGCTTGGCACGCGCTACGCGCTGAACGTTTCCGGCGCTTAGCGTCCTCGGATATCGAGGTGGCGGGCGACCGTTGGCAGCTGATGACGCCCGCCCGGCAAGAAGCGTGGGCAACCTACCGACAAGCCCTCAGGGACCTTCCCGAAACCTGCACTGACCCCTTCAATCCAATCTGGCCCCTCTCCCCATGATCCGTGACGCCATCCCGGACGATTTCCCCAAGCTGTCCGCAATGGCCGACCGGTTCATTAAGGCCGCCCGCTGGGGGATCGATCCCGATCCAGAAACCATCACCCGCACCCTGACGTACCTATCCGCCAGCCCGGACGGCGCCTTGCGTGTCCTCGTTTCCGACAGTGGCTTACCTGTCGGCATGGCGGGGGGTGTCCTGTTCCCCTGCATCTTCAACGCCTCCCACCGCATCGGCCAAGAGGCATTTGTTTGGGTGGACCCCTCCTATCGCGGCCAGGGTGTCGCCCTGTTTCGTGACCTTGAACGCGAGTTGATCACGAAGGGCGCCCAGACGGTCATTATGGCCAACACCATGGAAATCCGCCCGGAAGCCGTGGGGATGCTCTTTAGACGGATGGGGTACCGCCCGGCGGAAACTCATTACATCAAGAGTACCTGACATGATTTCTACAGGCGCAGCGGCCCTCGGTGCTTCCGCAATCGGTGGGCTGGCTGGCCTGTTCGGTGGCGGTGACCAGACCAGCACCACCAACACGAACAGCAATTCCAGCACCAACGCCAGCACCAGCAGCAACGGCAGTTCAGTCACCAACCCATGGGCGGCTCAGTCGCCCTACTTGACTGATCTGTTTGGCAAAGCCCAGACGGCGACGAATGACGCTCTAGGGTCCACTTGGGACCCCGGCCAGATGACGGCAAGTTGGAACACCAACCAGCAGAACGGGGCTGACGCCCTTGTGAGCGCTGGTACGCAAGGTGGCGCAGCGGCAACGTCCACGATCAACAGCGGAACGGGCCTGCTGGCGAACGGGCAGACGGCGACAAACCAATACAATGGACTGTATGGGGCCGCCACGACGAACCCCACGGCGCAGAACGTCGCGGACGCGGGCCAGTACGTCAACAATGATGTGCTGAACGGGCAGATTGACGCCATCGGCGCGGATATCAGCCGGAACTTTAACGAGAACACCTTACCCGGCATCCAACGCGGCGCCACGGCTACCGGCAACACCAACAGTACCCGTACGGCCATCGCCCAGGGCATCGCCCAACGGGGCGCCCAGGATCAGCTTGCACAGCAGTCCGCTAATCTTCGGGGGCAGGCCTATCAGCAGGGCTTGAGCCTGGCTGAGCAAGCACGCTCTACCAACATGACCGCCCAGGCGACCGCAGCGGCGGGCATGGGAGGACTTTATGGTGCTGGCGTAAACGCCACAACGGCAGGCACGAACAATGCGCTTAGTTCTGCTGGTGGTATCTACAGTGCTGGCGCACTGCAAAATCAGCAGGAACAGAACACCCTCGACGCGAACGTTACGAAATACAACAACAACGACCTTCGCGACCTTGGGATTCTGGCGCAGTACCAGGGCCTTATCGGCGGAAACTACGGCAGCAGCACGACCACCACCAACAACGGCACCAGCAACAGCAATACGCAAAGCCAATCGACCACCACGGGCACCACGCCGGGCGCTGGCACCTTGGCGAGTGTGCTTGGCGGTGCGTCTTCGGGCGCGGGCCTGGGCCTGTCCATCGGTAAAGCCTTCAATGACGCGGACAAGGAAAAGAAGTAGTGGCCTCGCAGTTCCTAGACCCCTCGGTGATCTCACAAATCATCGCGGGGAACCCCGACGCGCTTAACCAGGCGCAAGCCTCGCCGGACCCGTACCAATCCCTTAGTGCCGCCTTGTCGGCGCTGGGGGCTGGTCTAAGTTCCCGTCAGTCCTTTGGGCAGGCGGCGGCGGGCGCTAATCAGGCTTTCCAGCAGACGCAACGACAGCAGCAGCAGCAGGCGCAGCAGGACCAACAGCAGGCTTTCACGAATACCCTGTCAGCCCTGAACTACGGTCAGGAAGTCGGGAAGAACCAAGCGGACGCCGACTATAAGGCCGCAGAAGGCCGAAACAAGGACGCGGCGGCTGAAGTGGCCCGGGGTGGCCTTCAGCTTGCCCAGGATCAGGCCAAACAAGGCAAGGTCGTTGGTCAGGACGACTACGGCAACATTTTCATCATGGGGAGCGATGGGACCCTAGGGACCTACAACAGCTTTACCCAGCAGTTCACCAAGGCGGGCGCGTCTGGGGGCACTGTGGGTGCCTCCGGCGGCCCTCAGGCTACTACCCCCGCGCCAACCTCAGGCTCAGCCCCTGGTGTCAGTCCGGCGGCCTCCGGGTCCCCTATGGCCTCTATTCTGTCGTCCCCGGGGTTCCAAGCGGCCTTAGCGATGAAGCGCGCCATGGCAGGGTCTACAGCGTCACTGTCACACCCCGCCCAGGCCGGGCAGGTCTACACCGCGCCAGACGGCACGATGTTTCAGGCGTCCTATTTGCCCCTTCAGGGGAAGACGGCATTCCAGAACCTGACGACCGGGGACACGACTGATCACCTACCTGCGGGGGCCGCGCTGGCTTACCAGTCAGGCGCAGGCGCGACGAACAATCTGAGCGCCAAGGACTACAACGCGGCCCTTAAGAACACCGGGAACCTGTTAGCTCAACGGGAACAGACTGAGACACTTCAGCAACTGGCGTTAAATCCTGCCGCCGGCATCGGCAACAGGCTGGACGAAAGGCTGACACGCGGATTGGTCGGTATGACCGGCATTCCATGGGGCGACGTGGACCCGGCTTCGTTGGGGACCGCAAGCGCCTTGTTCAAACAGCTGGGCCTCAGTTCCGGCGCGGCCTTCTTCAAGGGCCAAGGCGCCGTCAGCGACTACGAGCGCAAGTTGGCAAGCCAGGCCATGGCGTCCATCGATACCAACCCCAAGGCCCTTCAGTTCCTCTTGGACGTGCGCCGCAGAGGTATCCAACGTGAGATTGACGCCACCGCAAGTTACCAAGGCGCTGATCCGTCAACGCGCGGGTCCTTCGCGGAATACCAAGCGAAGGTCTATCGCGATGCTGCGGACAAAGATCAGCAATACTATCAGCAAACGTACGGCGATCTTCTGGGCGGCGGAAAGTCCCCTGGTGCCAGCCCCCCTGGTAAGACGCCCGATGATTTCGCAGACATCCCAAATCTCATAAACAAGTACACGAAGTAGCAGCAATATGCCTGACGATTTGACGCGGCTCTATCAAGCACTCCGGGCCGCAGACGCGGCAGGCAACACTGAGGACGCCCGCCGTCTGGCTGAGTACATCAAGAGCCTACCCACCGGCACCGATGCCCCCGCTGGCCCCGAACCTGACCGGTCCTGGGGTTCAGCGCTCATGTCTGGGGTCGCGGGACCCGTAAAGGGCATCGGCACGACCCTTGAAGTCACCGGCCTGGCCCCCGAGTGGGGCAAGGTGATGCAGGGGGTTCCCGCGCCGTCGAACTACGAACCGGCCAAGGAACAGTTCCTTCATCCCCGGGACGGGGACGCCACGTTATTCGGCTATGGTGTCGGCGCGGTGCCGCGCATGGTTGCGGAGAACGCGGGTGCTATGGCTGGTGACCTGGCCGCGCGAGGTGCGGGGGCCGTGGCCGGTGGCGCCCTTGGCGGTGCTGCTGGTGGTGTCGTGGGTTCCGTTGTGCCCGGTCTCGGGAACGCGGCAGGTGCCGCCACTGGGGCTTCTGGTGGCGCCATTGCTGGGGCTATCGTTGCCCCCGCCGCCCTCAACGTGATGGAAACCCTGGGGCCTATCGCCAAGAGCATTGCGGCCCATGACGGGCGGGACCAGGTGTCCCGCGACGACCTGAAGCAAGCCGCCGTCACCGCTGCGGCCTCCGGGCTGATCAGTGCGGCGGCCCTGAAGTTCATTCCGGGCCTGGGCGATGTCGCCGGGTCCAGCGCCATAGGCATCGCGAAGTCCAGCGCGGCCGGTGTCATCGGCGGTGCGGCGTCCTCGGCAGTAACCCAGGCCGGTTCCACGGCCGGGACCGCGGACGGCCTTAGCGTTGATCCTGGCGACATGCTGGCAGACGCGGTTGGTTCAGGCGCTACAGCTGCGGGTGTCGGCGCCGTCCGTGCCGCTGCGGCCTTCCCCGCGAACCACCGGGCCGCCAAGGATTACGCCACGTCCCCCGAGGCCTTTGAAAGCGCCAACCGCGTTGGTCAAGCATACAGCGATTACAACCCCACCGCCATTCCTGGCGCCCCTGGTGCTGACACAGCCCCGTCCGTTCTTTTCCGGACCATGGCGGACAACACGCGGGCTCAGCTGAACACGGCGGTTGAGGGGCTTCGCTCGCAGGGCGTCGTTGACGACGGGGAAGCCGGTCAGCTGTCTCAAATCGTACGCCGGGCGGGTTCCGGGCAACGCGCGATCACCAAGGATGACCTATCGTTTATCGACGGTCTGAATCTCCCTGGGGATCAAGTGGCGGCCCTAAAATCGTCCGTCGTTGACCTGAACACCATGACTTATTCCGGGCTTCAGAAGAACGCGGTGGGGCCTGTTGAACGGGCCGCCGCGAAGTTCGCCCCCGCTCTTGGCCGGGCCATAGGTACCGGTGCCGGAAGCGTGATGGGTGGGTGGGCCGGTGGTATCACCGGAAACGTGGTTGGCGGGACCGCTGGGGCCATTCTCCCGGCCCTGGGCGCTATCACCGATCGCATGACCGGACAAAGCGGGCCACCCGCACTTCGGAACAAGGACCGTAATGCCGCGTTCCTTGAGCGCCGTGGCATTGACCCCGGATCGCTGGACGACAACCTTGCGGCCCTCTCTCAGGGCCTCTATGGGGGCGCCGCTGCACCCGCATCCGGTGGTTGGCCTGGCGGGTCAATCCCCCCGTGGGCCGTGGGTGGTCCCCCCATGCCAACCGTTGCGACACCCACGGCCGGAACGGCGCCCCAGATGCCCGGCCCAGCCGCGCCCGCTACGACAGGCCCGCCCAAACCCGTTGACGTGTACGCCATTGGCCGCAAGGCGACCATTGACGCCGACACCCCGGCTAATGGTGTGGACCGCGAGATTGCCCACCGGCTGGGCTTCAGCCCCGCCCAGGTGCGGGACTTGCGGGATCACATCGTGGCCCATGGCGGAACCCCTGAGGACCAGGCCGCCTTGGGGTCCCTCATGGATCGCTTCAGCACCGCGCAGAGTCTGCCTCAAGGCGATTTCTATGCCTTGCAGAACCTGATTCCGCTGGCCGCTACGAAGGCCGGTGTCCAGCCCCGCTACAGCCCGGACGAACGCCAGCAGTTCGCCCCACCGCCCCCGAAAGCGACCGCAGGGGACCCCTACAGCCCCGCCATGGCCCAGGCCAATGCCAACCAGGCGCGGGTAACCCAGGCCTCGGCCGCACTGGACGGCGTACAGCTGCCCAGCACTGACCTAGCGGCCCTGAAGGTCGCGGCGTTGCGCATCGGCGCCAGCAATAACAAGGCGGACGCCCAGGCCGTGCTTGACGGCTTAAGCGGCCAGGTCACCCCCGAGGCCTTGCAAGCCGCCCAGCAGTACCTTGCGCCCCTCGTGGCGCAGATACGACACGATACCCCTGAGAAGGCTGAAGCAGCCCGGAAGAAATGACCCCAACCCTGATCCTACTGGACCACCTGAACGCGGCCTTGAGCGTGCGGGACAACCCCAACCTCACCCCCGAGCAACGCCGCGCGGTCCTTCGGGACCTACGCACCAACCTCCCCAGCCGATACGACCACGCTTCGGCCATGTCCCTGCGCGGTGTCGTCCTGGGGGTCCTCGAAGAAGCACTTAAGGAAGACCATGGAAGTACCGGCGGAACGGCCGAAGGCCCGCGTAAAGAAGTGGCGCAGCAAGAACCCGGCGGGCCGGTTCACGACAGCGACGGCGAAGGCCCTGAGGGCGGTGAAGACGGCGGAAGGAAGCGCGCAGTGCGGCGGCGGCAGTCGTAAGGGGGTGCGCAACGGTTCAACCCGCGTCGAGACGGAACAAGCCATGTTCGACGCCGCCCCGTTGGTCCAGGCGAGCAAACAGCTACCTGCCGATATCCAGGAACGCACAGGCCTGACCATCAATCCCCTTTACGAGATGGAATTGATGGTGCGGGCGGACGCCCTGGGGGCACGGGAGCGCCTTCAGGCCCTGAAGGAACTGGCGGCTTACACCCACAGCCGCGCGCCCAGCATCGTGGACAGCAAGGTTGAGGTGAAGCGCGCCGAAGACTGGCTGGACCAGCTGGCCGCCGAGGAAGACACCAGCCCCACCTAACATGAAGACACCACCCGAAGTAATCCGACAACGGCTTCGGGACGAATTCAGGTTTTACGCCGCGAAGGCGCTGAAAATTCGCACCAAGACGGGCGAGATTGTCAACCTTCGCCTGAATGCCGCACAAGAAATCCTGATGGCTGCGATTGAAAAGCAGCTGCGGGAAACCGGCATGATCCGGATCATCATTCTGAAGGCCCGTCAACAGGGTCTATCAACGATGGTGGGCGGCTATATCTATTTCAAAACGTCCCAGAAGCGCGGCCAAAAGGCGTTGGTGGTAACCCACGAAGCGGAAGCCACCCAGACGCTCTTCACTATGACCCGGCGGTATCACGAGAACGTGCCGGACATCCTACGCCCCAGCACAAGCTATTCGTCCAAGAAAGAGTTGGTTTTCGACCGCTTGGATAGCGCTTACAAGATCGCCACCGCCGGGTCTGACAGCGTGTCGCGCGGCGATACGATCCAGCAGGCCCACCTATCCGAGGTGGCCTTTTGGCCGAAGAACAAGGCCCGGGAAATCTACAACGGCCTTGACCAGGCCATCCCCAAAGCCCCCGACACCAGCCTGTTTATCGAGTCCACTGCGGACGGCGTAAGCGGCCTGTTCTATGAACTGTGGCAAGGCGCCGTGGCCGGGACCAACGGCCTTCTGCCTGTGTTTATCCCCTGGTTCATCATGGGTGAATACCGTGAGGAACCGCCCGAAGGCTTTAGCCGTACCCCGGCCGAAGACGACGAAGCCGCACGGGTCCTGAAGGTCTCAGGGTTCAAACTGGACGACGCCCAATTGTTCTGGCGCCGCCGGAAGGTGGCTGCTGTCGGTATCGACCTGTTCAACCAGGAATACCCCGCGTGCGCCGAGGACGCCTTTATCACCAGCGGTCGGCCGGTCTTTGAACCGGAAGTGATCCGGGACATGCAGGACGATGCCCCTGAGGAACCCCATGGCCGCATGATGGTCGAGGGGGATACGCTGATACCGCATTCAAGGGGGCCACTGACCTGTTACCTGCCCTTTGATGAGGGCGAGACCTACTATGTGGGTGCGGACCCCGGGGGCGCCACGGGCGTGTTTTCCCAGGACTACAGCGTTGCCCAGGTTCTGGACAGCCAACACCGCCAAGTCGCGGTGTATCGTGATCGGGTCCATCCCGATCACTTCGCGGAAGTCCTCAACGCCATCGGCCGCTTCTTCAATGAAGCCCGAATTATCGTTGAGAACAACAATCACGGCCTGCTGACCTGTACCCGGTTGGGTAAAGATTTAGCGTATCCGAACTTCTACACCGAAATGGTTGTGGACAAGATCACCGACCGCGAGACGGTCAAGCTAGGTTTCACGACGAGCGTGAAAACCAAGCCCTTAGTGATCAACAAGTTACGCGCCACGATCCGTGATCGCGACATCACGCTTTACGACCGGGATACGCTCCGGGAACTGCAAACCTTCATCACCACCGAAAACGGTTCCATGGAAGCGGAACGGGGTGAACACGATGACACCGTTATGGCACTCGCCTTAGCAAATCACATTTGGGAAGGCTACAAGCCGCCTTTGGTTGTTGATGACCATTACTATTACGAAGCCCTCTAACGATTCCTGGGCTCTAAAGTAACCCCGTAGCACTGAGCCCCCAATACGAATGCCTGAGTACAAGAAGTACACGGACGACGAACTGTCCGCGATTATCGAACGTGCTGTTACGGACGGTGGCCGGTATTACTCCACCAGACTTTCAAAAGAACGCCGCGACGCCTATCGATACTATAGTGGCGAACTACCTGCCCCCATGCACAGGGGAAACAGCCGTTACGTCTCTATGGACGTTTACGACGCGGTCGATGGGATGCGCTCCCAACTGGTCGAAGCGGTCAGCGGCAATAGCTCCCCCGCCTACTTCAGCCCCCAGCAGGCCGACGACGTTGAGCCCGCACGCATCGCCACGGAGTACACCAATTTCGTTGTCTACCGGCAGAACAAGGGCGCCGATGTCATCTATGACGTGATCACGGACGGCCTGATGTGCCGTGCGGGTGTCGCTAAGGTGTGGTGGGACGACCGCTATGTGTCGGACTACAAGGACGAGACCTTTGACAACCTCGACATGGGCGGTTTAGGCGCGGCGTTGGTTGACCGGCCGGACGCCGACGTGAAAGACCTGACCCTAGCCGAAGACACAGGCCTGCTGTCCGGAACTTTCCGGACCCCTGTCAGTGCCCCACAGGTTCGCATTGAAGCGGTGCCGCCCGAAGACTTCGGCATCGCCAGCGGCGCGCGCTGCATCCAAGACGCGGAATACGTCTATCACCGCCAGCGGCTCACGGTATCCGATCTTCTCAAAATGGGCTTCCCCCGGGGCAGTGTTGACGCGCTGAACAGCGAGGGCGCCCTAAGCCAAGACTTGGAAGACAATGCCCGCAGCGAACGGCTGATGTCGGGCGACGATGACGAGATGCAGCCTCAGAACCGCAAGGTCATGGTCTATGAAGTCTACATGCAGCTGGACCTTGAGGGCACCGGTAAAACCAGCCGCTGGCAATTCATGTACGCTGGAAAGACCGTGTTCAAGAAGCAGCCGGTGGACGCCTTCCCGTTTGAGGAATTTGTACCACTCCGCATCCCGCATGCCTTTTACGGCGGCTGGTACGCGGGCCACGTCATCCCAACCCAGAACGCCCGCACAGCGCTGACACGCGCCATCGTGGATCACACCGTCACGACTACGAACCCCCGATATCAGGTCGTCCGGGGGACCCTGACGAACCCTAAGGAACTCCTTGAGAACCGCCTAGGCGGCATCGTCAATGTGTCGCGGCCAGACGGTATCCTGCCCCTGATGCAGGGGTCCCTTAACCCGTTTGTGTTCCAAACCATCTCCCTGTTGGACGACGACAAGGAGGAAGTGACAGGCCTGTCCCGATTATCGCAGGGTCTGAACAAGGACGCGATCAGCAGCCAGAACAGCCAAGGGATGGTTGAACAGCTGATCAGCGTGTCACAGGTCCGGCAGAAGGTGATTGCGCGCGCGCTGGCCGACTTCATGCGACGCCTGTTCCTGCGGGTCTATGACTTGGTGATCAAAAACGAGGACCGGCAGGCGATTATCCAGGTTGCCGGAAATTGGGTTGAGATTGACCCGACCGCCTGGGGCGAGCGTAAGGACGCTGAAATCAATCTGGCCTTGGGATACGGCGAAGCCGACCGGGAGGCCGCTAAGCTGATCCAGGTGGACCAGTACCTGTCGGCCGACCCTCGCCTTGGTCCGATGTACCAGCAATCCAACCGGTACAATCTGCTGATCCGCATCCTGGAAAAGCAGGGGATCAAGGACGCCAAGGCGATCCTGACGGACCCCGCGACCATCCCGCCGCCGCCGCCCGATCCCCGCGCGCAACTCGAAATCGAGTTGATGAAGGCCAACATCGCGAAAATCCAAAAGGATATCGAGATTGGCTTTGCGAAGACACAGGCGACCGCCCAACAGCACGCTTCAGAAATCAGCCTGAGGCAAGCCGAGTTTGAACACAAGATGGTCCTGGACGCGGCAGAACTGGCGATGGCCCAGCAGACCCCGGCCCCCGACCGCCGCACTATTGTGAGCGTATGACCCCCGAAGAACTCGCGGTGATCCAAGATGGCATCACCGCCGAAGCCCTCAACGGCTTCCTTTCCCGCGCCGTCGCGGAAACCGAACTGACGATGTTTCAGGACTGGTTGTCCACCGACGAACTCGACAAGGGACGGCGGGAAGAAATTTACCTGACCCATCGGGCCCTTCGCGGCCTGGTGGGCACCATCCGCACCAAAATCACCGCCTATTACGAACTCTTGAAGTCCCAAGCGGCTTCCGAGGCCTACGGAGAATCCCAGCACTATGAATGACATCTCTATCCATCCGGACGAGATTGACACCAGCACCGACGCCGCCGTTGAGGCGTTGTTGCAGCAGTTTGAAGACCGGCCAACCGAGGGCGCCACGGACACCGCCCCGGCGGAAGACGCCACGACCCCGGGCGTCGAGCCTGAAGGTACCCCCGAGGCGCCCGAACCGGCCCCGGCCGAGGCTGTCCCCGACGACCTCGAAACCGAGATTGAGGTTGACGGGCAGAAGCACCGGGTGGCCGTCAAAGACCTGAAGCGTCTTTGGGGCCAGGAAGCGGCCCTTACCCGGAAGGCGCAGGAAACCGCTGCGGCCCGTAAGGCTGCTGAAGACGCTACGTCGGCAATGGCCACACGCCTGGACGCCCTGGTGCAGCGGGCCAGGTCCGAATATGAGCCCTTCGCCAAGGTTGACCTGTTCATGGCGTCCCGGGAGATGGACCCCACGTCCTTTCAGGCCCTGCGCCAGGCGATGCAGAAGGCGGAAGATAACTTGCGCTTTGTCGAGCGCGAGGCGTCCGCGGTCATGGCGGAACAGCAGGCCCAGGCCCAGCACGCCTACCGTGAACGCGCGAAGGCGGCCCTTGAGGTTCTGCCCACGCTCATCCCGGAATGGTCCTCGGATCACTACGGCACCTTGCGGGACTACGCGGTTACCAGCGGCTTCACCGCCGACGAATTCCACAATGTGACCGACCCCCGGCTGATCCAGCTGGTCCACAAGGCCCGCGCCTATGACCAGGCTCAGGCCAAGGCCGCCGCCGCCGTGACCACCGCCAAGAAGGTGCCCACGGCGCCCTTGCGTCCGTCCGCCACGGCGCCGACGACTACCGCCGACACCCGCGCGACCGACGCCCTGAAGCGCCTGCGCTCCACCGGTTCCACGGATGACGCCGTGGCCGCCCTCATGGGCCGCTGGGCTGACTAACCAGTCACCCCTAAGAACTCTCAAGAATCCGTAAATTATCTCGGCGCGCTGCAAAGATACGCGCGCGCCTTCAGGAAAGTATTATCTAATGGCTACGTACACCAGCTTTGATCAGGTCGGCAAGAAGGAAGACATTTCCGATGTCATCACCAACCTGAGCCCCACCGACACGCCGTTTCAGACGGCGGTTAAGAGCGAGACCGTCGACAATACCCTGTTTCAGTGGCAGGAAGACAGCCTGGCGGCCCCGAACGATGACAATGCGATGGACGAAGGTTTCGAGGCGTCGGCCGTCACACTGACGCCCACCACCATGCGATCCAACGTCACCCAAATCATGTCCACCACGGTGAAGGTGTCTGATACGGCTGACACCGTGTCGGCCTATGGCCGTGCCAAGGAAACCGCCTATCAGATCGCGAAGAAGTCGAAGGAACTTAAGCGCGACCTTGAGCGCGCCTTTGTCGGCACTGGCCAGGCTCAGTCTGTCACCGGCCTGAAGCGCAAGATGGCGGGCTATCAGGCCCAGATTGACGCCTCGGTCAAGACGGACCTGTCGGGCGGTGTCGCCGCGAACAAGACGGCGCTAACCGAAGGCGCCGTCCTGGACCTGTCGGAAACCCTGTACACGGGCGGTGGCGAGGCCAGCCTGTTGATGGTGAAGCCTCATGACAGCCGCGTCATTGCCGGTTGGACCGGTGCCGCTGGCCGCTATCGGCAGTTCGACGGCGGGGCAAAGACGGTGACCAATGCGGTCAACCTGTATGTCTCGCCCTACGGCGAGTTGAAGGTGGTCATGAACCGCTTCTTGCGGGCAACCGACGCCTTGCTGTTCGATCCCGACCACTGGCGCCGGAAGGTGCTGCGCCCCTGGACCCGCACCGCGCTGGCCAAGACCGGCGACGCGTCCAGCACCATGATCGTGGGCGAATTCTCTCTGAAGCATGACAACTTCAAGGCCTCCGGCCTGATCACTGGCCTGCTGTAAGCCCATCCGCCCCCGCTACGCCAATCCGTGGCGGGGGCTTCTTACCCCCTGAGTAAATGACCGACTTCATCACCGCCCATGCGCGCCTTGTGGGCGACGCTGCGGGCTATGCCATCCACCGTACCCAGGAAATCCCCAGGGAATTCACGGACCACCTTCAGGCCCTCCGTGACGCCTCCGTTGAGGCCCCTATGGGCAACCATCACCTGACCGCCTCCGTCCCCGCCGCCGTCCATGAGAAGTGGTTGCGCGAGGGCTACGACTGCACCCGCGAGCCCATCCGCAGAACCCTGAAGCGCCTGCGCGATGAAGGCCTTGACGCATTCATCGCCACGAAACGACGGATCTAGGGCGATGAACTACGGCGACATTAAGGGCCGCATCAAGTCGCGCGTGAACCGCAAAGACCTTTCGGACGACCTAGCGGCCCAATTTGTTGACGAAGCCATGACCCGCATCGGGCGTGTGCTTCGCATTCCCTCTATGGAACAGCTGTTCACTGTCGGGGTAAGTGATGGATTTACTGGTATTGACATACCTAATGACTTCCTGGACCTACGCGCGGTCTTTCTGGACCACACGGAGTTACGCCGTGTCGCGCTTCCGGAGTTTCTTCGGATGCATCCTCACGATACGCCGCGTGTCTTCACGCGCATGGGGCCGCGCTTCCTAGTTCGGGGGACACCCCGTCCAGGTGTTTCCGTCTATCTCAACTACTATGCCGCCTTCGGCGCGTTGATCGCCGACAGCGATAAGAACGCCCTGACCGAAGCATCCCCTGACCTGATCACTTACGCCGCCCTCTCGGTTGCCGCTGACCACTTTGTGGATGACCGGCAGGCATCTTGGGAGGCCCGTTATCAGTCCATCCTATCCGACATCATGGCCCAGGCTGAGAGCCTGGAAATGAGCGGCGCGGTGATGGCGGTACCTGCCGCCTACGACGCCAACGACGGATACGCGGGCTATTGATCCAACGAACTGCTGAACATGGGTAATTCCTCCTTCTTCGGCCTTGATGGGGTCTCTGCACCCCAACAGGTCACCATTGACGAACTCAGCGCCCAAGCGCGCGCGGCCATCAGTACCACCCAGACCAGCGCGACGACCGCGCAGGATGCAGCCGCGACGGCAACTCAGAAGGCTAGTGAGGCCCAGAGTGCGGCGGCGATATCTTCAACATCCGCGATGCTGGCGGATCAGCGTGCGGTCGCGGCCCAGGCCTTGGTAGCGGATGCTACCGGGTTTGTTGCGACCGCCCGAGACGCCGCCACCACGGCGACACGGAAAGCCAGCGACGCTGACACCTCAGCAACAGCCGCCGCCGGTTCCGCCACGACGGCGCAGACAGCCGCCATAACGGCAAACCAGGCGGCCAGCGGTGCCACCGCCGCCCTGACCGCCATGCAGGCGATCACCGCGCGCACGCCTACCGTAATTGGCGGCTACTCGGTCAGCCTAACCGCGACGGGTAACAGCAGCGTCACCCTACCGACCTCAGGCACCCTGCTGTCATCCGTCCGGAACCTCGCGGACCTTGGTGACCCCGCAGCGGCCCGGGGGAACCTTGGGCTTGGCTCTATGGCTACCCAGGGGTACAACGCGGTGGCGGTGACCGGCGGGACGGTCTCTGGCACCACGGCATGGACCGCCGCCAAGATCGGACTGACGTATGGGGGAACCAACGCCGACCTTTCCGCGACTGGTGGCGCTGGCCAGGTCCTGAAACAAGCCTCAGCTGGCGCCCCCGTTACGGTGGGCCCCCTGGCCGCCTCTGACATCTCCAATGGAGTGACGGGTTCGGGTGCCGTGGTGCTGGCTAATAACCCTACGCTACCGGGCACGCTGGCGGTTAGTGGCAAGATCAACGCGGCGGCGGGCATTCAAACCGGCGTTCAGGCATTCTGGCTCACGACGGATGGCACCGGCCGTCAGAATTGGTATTGGAATACGGCTGGGGGCTCTAGCCCGACCTTGGTGACGTCTAGCGAGGATGCCGCCAATATAAGACTAAGCACGACCAATACTGGCGATGGCGGCCTCTTCGAATTTCGTTCGTTTGATGGCCATTCTTCGGCGGCGGGTGCGGCCATCACCTGGACTTCGGTGCTGTACGCGGACCTGAACCATTTCGCTTTTCGCGGCAACGTGCTGTCTGCCGACCTGACTAGCTTCAAGTTCAATGGCAATCAGGTCGCCTACAATAGCATGACCTCGGCTTTCACGTTTGGGGGCGCCGTGGGCGCGCCAACGGCTGCCCAGGATACCAATACCGGTCAGTTGGCCACGACGGCCTATGTGCTGGGGCAGGCTAGTGCCGCGACCCCCAACATGGCCGGTACGGCTTCCGCAGGCGGTAGCACCCGCTGGTCGCGGGGGGATCACGTCCACCCCACGGATACCAGCCGGGCGCCACTGGTCAGCCCAACATTCACAGGCACCGTCACGGCCCCCATACTGGCCCCTGGTGGCACAGGCATCCTTACGACCACCCTTGATGCCGCTACGCTGCTGGCAGGCTCTATCAGCAAGGCCGGGGCGCTGACGGCTGATGGCAATCCGACCACATCTCCCAACACCGTGACCGACAACGGCGTCGTGCTGGTCAGTAAGACCGGGCACATCCGCATTGAGGGTGCCCATGGTAGCCGCAACGTAGGTCAGCCGGGCCGGGGTGGTGGGGCGTATCTTTGGGGCGGTTATGCCGCGTCCGGATCCAATGGGGCGGGCGGGGCGGCTAACCTCAATGGTGGGAACGGCGACGGCTCGGGCAACGGCGGGGCCGTCAACATTTCGGGGGGAAACGGTGGCGCTACGGGCACTGGTGGCCCCTTAAACATCTTTTCTGGCGCGACTACAGGGACAGGTTCAAGTGGCGTCATCACGCTCGCCTCGGGGAACGCCCCAACGGGCGGGACAGGGGGCGTCAACATCCGTTCGGGTGCGTGCAACACTTCCGGATACTCCGGCCCGGTCCTGGTGACCACTGGCGGGTCTGTTGAAGGCGCGGGCGGTTACATCGCGATTGCCTGTTCGGACGCAGCGTCGAGCACCGGCGCTACCCACAACGGCAGTGGCGTCAGCATTACGGCGGGCGGCACGATCAACGGTGGCATCCCCGGCGAAGTCGTCATTACTGGCGGCAAGAACGCGGGGAGTGGCAACGGCGGAACGGCGGGGTCCGTGAAAGCTATCGGCGGTGCTGCTGATGGCGGTTGGGCTGGCGGCTGGTTTCAAGGTGTCGGCGGTACCGGCGGTCCTACGAATGGCCCCGGCGGGCAAGCCCTGCTGGCGGGCGGTACCGGCGGTGGTTCCACGGGGGCCGGTGGTGCTGTCAACATCGTTGGCGGCGCTGGTGCGTCGGGCGGTGTGGGCGGCAACGTCTATATCCGTGGCGGCGCTGGCACCACCCGTGGTCAGGTCCGTATCCAGACGGGTGCAGGATCAGACATGATCATCGTATCGGACGGCCTGGTGAATCATGTGGGCATCCCCGTCACCCCCATCCGAACCCTGGCCAATCTCCCGGCGGCTTCCATCGCGGCCGGTATGAACATCCTGGTCAGTGACCGCGCGTACCGCCCCGTGTGGTCCAACGGTACCGCCTGGATTTTCGCGGACGGTACGGCGGTGACGTAATGAATGATAATCCCAACCATGCCCACGGCCTGTTGCAGGCGTAAAGGAACCACGAAGGAATGCCTGACATCCCCAACGACATCCTGCTGCTACTCGGCCGGATGGACGCCAAGCTGGACACGGCCCTGGGCCTGACCGCTGACCATGAGAAACGCCTGAAGGTGCTGGAGAATGCCCGTGCCCGTCAGCTGGGCGCCGCAGCAGCGATAAGCACCCTGGCGGGGTCCTTCGGGGCCTATGCAGTAAACCACCTGATGCCGTAAGGCGAAAAAAAGCCCCCTTCCACGACGCCCTTGCGGGTATCGGGAAGGGGGCTTTTTTCTACTACTACAGCTCGACATGCTACTGGAATAGAGCCGCCTACCTCACGGTGTTGGAATAGCACTAGCTACCTCACGGTGCTGGAATAACCCGAGGTAGCTAATTCAGATTAAGCTACGTTAAGCAACGTCTAAATTTAGTTTAGGAGCGCTATAACCAACATAACCTGTCGCACTGTAATTCAATAACCTGTTGAAATGAGTGCCCATCAATCTATGGAATTCCAAGGCAATCGTTTCCTTAATGAGAAAAACTCATATCCGTTCTCAGCGCGCGGCCAGGGGCGAGAACTTGGCATTCGGGCGCCAAAACTTGCGTAAAATCGATCATCGCCCGAAAAATCGCTTCACCCGCCTGCCAGAATCGCGTATATGTGGTCACCGGAAGAAACTTCCGGCGCCACACAACGGACAAACTCACCATGGCAGGGCGAGGCAGTTCAGTGGGCAACGGCCTGGGCCCCTACACAAGGGTCCAAGGGCCTGGCGCCGCTCCCGCAGGGGCCGGTCTCCAAAACCGGGCCCTGCTGGGGCAGTTTATACCACGCATGACTCATAAGGGCAACACACCGCGAACTCAAATTCGTGGTGTGTTGCCTTTCTAGTTCAAGGCTTATTTTGCGCCTTTACCTTAGCTACTCTGGCCCGATGTTGCGCAAGACGCAGGCGGTCGTTGAATTCTCGCGCCTTTGCAATCATCCACAGTAACGCGACAGCGCCGACTACTCCGCCAACCCACATGCGATCCAAGGCCCTGCCCAGGCTTCCTGATGTTCCTTCAGGTATACCAAAGCCGCTAACCCGACCAGAAGTTCAACCAGCTTGCTCATAAGCCCCCCCCCCCGAGGCATCCTTTTAGAATGCGCAAGGAATATTCTTGTCCGTAGATGCGGTCAATAACGCCCGCAAACGACTCCTAATGCGATGCATTGTGTTGTAGAATGCCACTTACACGAGTCATTTTATCGATGTGGAGGGTATCATGACGCTTGAAACTGCTGCATCAGCTCAGTCTCGGGGCGGCGATGCGGAGACGGTGATTGCTTCGATTGTCTGTCGTTTTCAAACAAATGACAACGACAAGGACAAAGATGATGGTATTTCAGAAACATACAAAAGAGGACGTGAAGTTCTTGGAAGTAATCAATCATGGGGACGGGATTTATGCTATCGAGATCACAACACAGATTGGGGTCAAAGATTTGATATTTCTGGCTTTAATATATTAGCCCGTGACGTAAGTTCGATAGTTTATGAGTGGAGTATGGATAATGATGACGAATGGAATGTCGGAATGACGGTTCTCATTAAATTGCAAAACGGCCACGAGTATGAAGTCGGCGGCGCTTACTACAACATACACCGTGGATCAAAGAGTGGAAGCATATCATTGCATTGGTAAATCAAGGTAATTACAAGAAAATAAGGCCCCTCTCAAGCCTGCTTAGGTGCAAGGGAGGGGCCTCAGGCATTAGCGGGGCCCACGCCGGGGACGGTCAGGACGGTCGGCAATCTCGGCCACCAGTAGGGCGAGGTAGTAACGGGCGGTGAACCGCTCGACGGCCTAGGTGAAGGTGGCCGCGATCCCGCCCAGGGCCGCGAAAAACAGCAGCAGGCACAGGATGTTGACGATCATCGGGACCCCTGAGGAACCAGCCGGGCCAGCTTGGCCAACCCTTGCGGTGTCACCCGGACTTGCTCATGGACACGGGGTTCCCCGTAGCTCCATCGGACAGCCGTGATCTTGTGTTCCAGGTCGCCGTTCGTGGTGCGGGTCTGATACCCCAGCCAGCGAACCGCGCCGGGCCGCTTGTAGATCCACCCGTTGCGCGACAGGAACGTGAACAGGGTCTTGGGGGCCACCTGAAGGGCCTTCGCGGCCTCCGTCACGGTCAAGCTGCCATCCGCCTCAATGATGCGGTCGTGAACCTCGACCTTGGGCTGAGCCTCGGCAAGTTGGGCTTTCTGGCGGTCAACGGTGGCTTGAAGGACCGCCATGGCCCTCAAAGCCAATTGCTCGGGGGTTTCCTCGGGGGCCGCGACCATGTACCCGCCGGTCTTGCGGATAGCGGGGAGGACTTCCCCGGTCACCCACTTGCGAAAGCGGTGGGGGACTGATCCGGGCGTCATCGCGCCCTGACAGCGAAGGATGATGGTGTACAGACCGCTTTCGCTGACGATGGTGAATGCTTGGGCGCCGCCACGCCGTCCGGAATGACCCTCAGTATTGCTGATGGTCATCTTTTCGTCGTCGTCCAGGCGACCCGCCGCCATGCTGGGGTTGGTCAGATTGAGCGCCCGGCAGACATCCGCCAGGACAAACCAGGGTTCCCCCTCGCGCTGAAGCAAGCGCACGGGGTGGTCCTCGAAAGAGAACGGTATCAGGTCAGACATTGGGGTTCCTTCAGGACGCGAAGACACCTTCGGTCCACTCAATGATTGCTGTGGTGCGCGCCACGACCGGCCAGGCGCCCATGTAGGCCCGGCGGTGGGCTTCGCCGCTATCGCGGTGGGCGGACATGGCGCCGTTGGCGTAGACGTTGATGAGGACGCGGCGTGAGCCCTTGAAGGCCTCGGGGACGTTCACCAAGTCGTCCGGGCTGTCGCACTCTTGGCCCACGAAGTCGTTGCCCTCGCGGGTCCACAGTTCAACGCGCTTGGTGCCGTCGCGCTCCGTGACGATCCCCGCCAAGGGGTATTCGCCGGACACGTTGCGGTACACGATTTCCACGGCGCGACCGTCACGGGTCTGCACCGGCTTGGTAGGATCAAACATCAGGCTTTTCCTCTTGAGTGGTGGGGTTGGTCACCCGGTCCCCGCCGGGTAGGCGTCAGGGGTCCTTGGGGATGATCCGCAGGACCGCCACGCGGCGCCGCTGAAGGCGCAGGGGTTCCAGCTGGGCGGAAATGCGGTAGTTCCAGGGCTGGCCTACGGTCCCGTCCGCGTACAGGTTGACGAAGACGGTGGGGTGGTCCTGAAGGGGCTCAGGCAGGAACGGGCGGACCCGCTTAGGCATCGAAACGGCCCTCGACCGCGTCCACTTCGACGCGGACACAGGCGATGCGATCCGCGCCCGCCCGGTCGTCCGCGATTTGCCGCGTGGCGTGAGAGGAAACCACGGAGACACACGGTGACGTTACCGAGTACACGTTGATGTACCGGATCACCTTGAACGGTTGCGGGACCTGGATCAGGTCCATGGGGTGTTCCGCGTAGGCGTCCACCACGTATGATCCGCCCCGGCACCACCGCCGAAGGGTCATTTCCCCCTTGAGGTAGCCAACGATGGGACATATGCCGGGCGCTTCCGTGGACAGTATGACCACCTCGCGGCCATCGCGGGTCTGAACAGGCTTCGTGAAATCGAGCATGGGAAATCCTTTCGACCCGGCGCGCGGGTCTAGCCTTGGGCCTCAAGGGGCCGTCAGGTTGTCGGGGAGGTGGCTTTAGGGTCGCGGTGGGGGCACGGTCACCGGTCCACCCATGAAGGTATCCGGCGTCACCAGCCAGGCCGCAGGGACCCGCCAGCCATCCTCATCGGCATCGTCCGGCGGGCTGCTGGCGGGCTTCGCCTGGGCGACCATACGCGCCCCGAAGAATTCCACCTTTTCGGCGTCATACAGGGCCGTGTTGCCGGGCTTGCCGTTGCCCATGCGGGCCGCCGCCAGGCGCCAGATGGCCTTGAAGGCGTTGCCTTCGGCAAACGTCATGTCCAGCGCTTCGATGATGTCCAGGCATTCGGCCGTGTACGGGGCCACGCCGGGGGTCGCGGGGTGGGCGATGGGAACCTTGTAGTAGTCCGACGATCCGCCGGTCAGGGGCTTACTCATTCCCGGTCCCCCTGAGTAAAGGTGACGCGCGAGCCGTCCGGAAGGATTTCCTTCACCAGGACTTCCCATGGATCGTCAACGGTGCCCACCCAGTCCGACTTGAAGTACACCACGCCTTGGTTGGTGCGTAGGCATAGATCGTCATCCGTATCAACAAACCACGTACCGTTGGTCAGGCCCTCGGCAGTGCCGAAGTCTATCGGCCCAGGCCCTCGCATGATGGTGTAGCCCATGGCGTCACCTCACATCGCATAGAGGGTCACGGCGGTGCCGGCGGGGACCACCTCGGTTACCTGAGCGTCGCTCGCAGCCATGGGGGCGGGTGTGTAGTCCTCGCGCCGGGTCCAGAAACAGACGATGTGATCACCGTCAACGCGCAAACACAGGTCGCCGTCACCATCACGGAAGAAGGTACCCGGCTTCAGGTCGGCGGCGGTCGAAGCGGTGTGCGCAAGGGGCGTGTAATCCGTCTTCATTCGGTCATTCCTTCAGGTTCCCACAGGGCAATCGCCCCGGCTTTCCAATCGAAATCGCCCGGCCTGAGAATTCGGGCCAGGCGGGCTTGTAGGGTTGCGTAGTCGTCGGGCAGCTGCTTCGACCTATAGGCGGCCAGGACGGCGGGCCACAGGTCGGCGGCGGGTCGTGGGGTGTCGCCCAGGATGCGGCGGGCGGCCTTGTCACCGGCCCGGGGAATGCCCTTGTAGCCGTCCACGGGGTCCCCGCAGATGACCTGGTACATCCACCACCAGTCCGCCTCATGGGGCGAGATGACCACGACCTTTTCCGCCAAGGGGTTATACAGGCGGCCCGGGATGGTCTTCATGTCCTTGTCAGGGCTTACGATGGTCTTCCCAGGGCCGGACAGCAGGCCCATCACGTCATCCGCCTCAAGACGGTCCACCCGTTCACACGGATACCGGCCCAGCACCCACGCCAGCAGTTCGGCATAGGCTAGGGGCTTTTCCCGGCGGCCTGCCTTGTAGTCGTCGGACATCTCCCGGCGGAAGTTTGGCACGGCCGACGAAATGCACAGCACGAAGTCGCCCCAGGGGTCGGCCTTGCGCCACGTCTCTAGCCGCTTGTCGAATTCCTGCTTCGCGGCCTCTACGTCATAGACCCGCTGGCCGGGGTCGAATTCGTCTTCGGAAAGGACGGCGGCTTGATAAAGCAGCACATCCGCGTCAATGAGAAGGGTGGTCATCAGGCGTAGGGGTTCACGAAGATCCACCCCGGGTATTTCTCAGACAGCCGGTCGAACCGCCGCCGAGCCCGGTCCACGTCTTCAGCGGATCGCGGTTCGCGACACAGGGTAAAGCGCTGAAGCGTCTTATCCCGCTCGTATTCCGGGGTCTTCACCACCGCGCCACCCGTGTAGGCAACGCGGCAAATACCGAAGTCCATCCGGTCCACCATCCGCATGTCCCCCATTTCCGCAGGGTCCAGGATGATGACTTGGACTGGGTACGGATGATCCGGCCCGAAAGCGCCGCTGTAGTCGTAAACGGCCAGGACTTCGGGGGACAGGCCGGTGACGTACTCGCAGCCCCCGACGCTGACCACAGGGGACCCTGAGACCCCTAGAAGCTGGTCCAGCCGCGCGACCGTGGTTTCCACACAGGACCGGCTATTCGGCCGAAGGATGTCATCAGGTGGCGGCAAGGCCGTGACCATCACGTCGATATCCTTGATGGGCCGCCCGTTATCCAGGTCCCGCAAGCACCCCCCAGCGATCACCGCCGCAACTCCCTTGTCGTGCAGGCGGTGAAGGGTTTCCGTCCAGATGACGGGAAGTTGCATTTAGTGGGTTTCCTTCCAATTGCTCCCGACATCAAAAGACCCGTCCAGGCGGCACTTGACCCCCAGCCTGACCCCGGCATCGGTGATTGATTGCTTTGCGATTTCCCCGACGCGCTGGGCGTGTTCCGGGGGGCAGGACATCTGCCATTCGTCGTGGACGTTGGCCAGGAAGTGCACCCAATCCCGATAGTCACCCCGTAGCAGGGCGTCCTTCAGGACCGGCCGGTAAGGCTGATAGAGCCCTGCGGCCTCAAGGCGATCCGCGAGGATCACCAGGGCGTACTTCATGACAATGGCGCCACCCCCCTGAAGCAGCGTGTTCAGGGCGCTATGGGCACTGCGGACGTTCAGGTGTCGGCCGTCCAGGGCACGGAGATGGCCCCGCTTTGCGGCCTGTTGGACATCGGCTATCAGCTTGTCGATACCCGTCATGCCCGCCGTGATGGCCTTGCTACTCAGCTTGCCGATGGCGGTGCATTGCTTGGAACCCTTCTTCAGCCAGGCGGCGGGGAAGTCCACACCAGCGGCGCGCATGTCCGACAGGATGGTGAATCCCAACTTCCACAGCCCGGCCCCGTACATGAGGGCATAGAGGTAGGTCTTGGCGCCGTCTCGGGTCCGCAGGCCGATGGTGATGCTCTTGCCGGACCAGGCGTGAACCATGAGGTTCGACAGGGCCTTGAGGTTCACCGAATGGATATCAGTGCCTTTGGCCTTGTCGCCGTTCAGCACACGGTCAGCAAACGCGCCACCGTCGTAGCGGGCCAGGTAGTGGCCCAACATGCGGGCTTCCAAGCCTTCCGCGTCACACCCAACCTGGACGTGCCCGGGATCAGGACCCCAGCAGGACCGCATGAGGCTGTCTTTGTCCACCTGGGCCACGTTGGGCTTGAAGTGGGACATGCGGTGGGTGCCCGCGCCGCACTGGTTGACGGCGCCGTGGACGTAGCCTTGCCGTTCCAGCTTCAGCCAGGCGTTATCGCCGTCGCTGACCTGGCCCAGCATCTTGAGGCACCGGAAGTACCGCAGCAGGGCTTTAGCCTCAGGAAAGAGGGCTTGGGCCAAGGTGCTTTCATCAATCTTCGGGGCGCCCTGGGGCGTGAACTCGGGGCTTTCCCAATCGTATTTATCCTTCAGCCGCTTGGCGATTTGCGGGCGGCTTCCGGGGTTGAAGACCTCAATCTTGTCCTTGAGGCGCTTCCCGGTCTTCGCGCTGTAGCGCTCATGAATGATCGGCGGGAAAATCTGCTGTAGTTCGCGCTCGATATCCGTCAGTTCCTGCCGAAGGTCCCCTTCGATCCCCCGGGCAAGCTCACGGTCCAGCTTGAAGCCGTGCTGTTCCTGCTGGGCCAGGATCAGGCCCACGCGATGCTCACAGGCACATGGGCCGGGGAAGGCGTTCCGGTAGGCCTCAAGGGCTTCCCAGACCTTGCGGGTAACGTCCACGTCCCGGCGGCAGTATTCAGCCATCTCATAGCTGAACTGTGTCCAGTCGCTATGGTCGCCTTTGGGGAACCCTAGGCGTTCACCCCAATCCGCCAGGGCGTGGGCGCCTCGGGGGTCCCGCATCCGGGACAACATAAGGGTGTCGATTTGTTTGCTGGGGTCGATAGTCCCCGGGAATAAGCGCTCAATGGCCCAAAAGTCGAAGCCATTGCCATTGTGGGCGATTACTTGACTGGCGCCTTTAAGGCGCTTCAGTCCTTCACGGAGGGGCCGATAACGACCGTCCCCGTGGTCCGAATAGACTTCCGTTTTACCGTGTAGGTCCCCGATGGAGAGACACCAAATTCGGGTCAACTCATGCAAAAGTCCATCCGTCTCAATGTCATAGAGGACGGTGGTCAACGATGTTCCTGATCATGAGAACCCGCCCGGCATCGCAGTGGATACCAGGCGGGGTGATGGCGTCAGACGACGCGGGTTCAGGCGGCGGGAGCGGCCTTCTTCGCGCGGGGCTTGCGGGTGACCTTCGGGGCCTGGACGGTCATGCCGAATTCCGCGCCCTTCAGGGCTTCGTGGTCCTTCAGCGCATAGACGGCATTGGCGGCGGCGGCCACGGTCGCGGCGCGTTCGATTTCGGTCGAGGCGACGGGCAGGGAAATGGTGATCAGGGCGGTATGGGTGTTGGTCATGTTGATGTTTTTCGTTCGGTTTACTGGTGATGGTGATTGAGGCGGTGCAGGGTCCCTGTCGGGTTACCCTCAGGCCGCTGGGGTCTTCTGGGTTTCCTTCAGGAAGAAGCCCAGGGCCGCGGCGCCCCCCGTCAGGACCGCGCCCACGGCGCCCGCCTGATCCGGGGAACCGGCCACAGCGGCGGCGGTGTTGCCAATGATCCGGGCCACCTGACCGGCGGGGTCATAGTTGGCGATGCTGCCAATGGCGGCCAGCGCAGCGGCGACGGCGGACCAGCTGCTAGGTTCCTTGGCGCGTGACCACAGATAAGTGCCAAATTTCTCAAGCATTCGATTTCTCCACGAGTTCGGAAAGGGCGTCGAGGGCGGACGGCAGTTCCTTGATCCGGAACCACTCGTGTTGCCGCTCGTGCCGCGACGCTAAAAGTTGATGGGCGGCGGCTTCCGCAAACACCGCGTCCCGGACCTTGAAGGACTGGACAAGGAAGTAATCGCGGTGCGGGGAGCCTGTTTGATAAGACTCAAGGCGCTGGTGCAGACGTGAGGCACGCCCCACTTTGTACCAGCCGGGCCAAGCGGTATTTGCGATGACATAGACGTGACCCGGCCTCGGTTTAGAATTCCGAGTCATCGGGAGGTGCGTCACCAGTGTCCGGGGCGTCTGCTTCTATCAGGCGTCCGGTGTCCTTGTGGTACTCAAGGTACCCGCCGATACCCGTGTCACCAGAGAACCGGTTTTTGAGGACACGGAGGGTTGTGAGGTTCGGCCGGTCGCCCTGCTGGTTTCGTTCGGCACCAATCACGATGTCCGACAGCTGGGCGATGCTGGCGGAACCGCGCAGCTGCGACAGGCTGGTCAGGGCGCCTTCCTCATGGCCCTTGCCTTCAGGCCGCTTGAGGTGCGTCACCAAGATCAGCCCAATGCCTAATTCCTGGACCAGGGTTCGTAACGCGGTCATCGCGTTATCGATCAACCGGCGTTCGTCGCCGTCCCCCATGCCCGAGACCACGATTGAGATATGGTCAAGGATGATCCACCGGCATTTGCAGGCGTGGGCCAGGTAGCGGACCCGAGACAGCAGGTTGTCGATTTCAGTTGAACCGAAGTGGTCATACAGGAACAGGTTGCCGCTGCTGAAAGTCCGGTCGAAGGCTGCCCGTAGGTCGCTGTCATTCACCCCGGCCATGCTGACGTGCAGCCGGGTGTTTAGCTCAAGGCCCAGCATGCCCAGGGCAGTGCGGCGAATGCTTTCCTCAAGCATCAGCATCCCGACCCGCTCACCCCGCTTTAAGAGGTGGTGGGCGACTTCGCGGACGATAGCCGACTTACCCACGCCCGACCCGGCGGTGACCGTGACCAGTTCACCGACCCTCAGGCCGTAGGTGACAGAATTCAGGTCTTCCCATGGGTACGGGACCGAGAACGCCTCGGTGCGATCCGCGATGGAATCCCATAGGTCCGCCGCGTTCACGATGCCATCGGGCCGCCACGGCGCGGCGTTCCAAATGGCGGTTGTCAGGTCTTTGACCCGCCCCGCCTGCAACAGGTCCGAAGCGTCCTTGAGGGGCCATGCGGCAATCTTGACGCGCCCCGGCGGCAGGAGGGGGGCGCACTCGGCCGATGCCTTGCGGCCCGGTTCGTCGTTGTCGAAGGCCAGTACGATTTCCTCGAATTTATCGAGGTAGTCTAAGGCCTTCTCAATACTCGCCTTCGCCCCCGCCGCACCGTTGGGGACGGACACGACGGGCCAGCTGTTATTCTGAGCCTGGCTGACCGACAGGGCGTCAATCTCGCCCTCGGTGATCACGATGCGCTTACCGCCGCCCCATAGGTGCTGGCCATAGAGGCCTGACAGCTTCCCCACGACGCGGAACGTCTTATCTGGGTAGCGGATTTTCTGGCCGGTTAGGGCACCGTTCTTGTCGTAGTAGTTCGCGATTTGGACGGGCTTGCCGTGATCGGTCCCGACTTCGTATCGCCATTTCTTGGCGGTGTCTTCAGAGATGCCGCGTTTTACTAACGCCTGGGCCTCTCCGCTGACGAATTGTACTTCTTTGCTGATATTTCGACCCCCTGAGGGGCGGTCACCGGACGGGCGTCCGGGCTTGTTGCAGGCGAAACAGAAAGTCCCGCCTTCGTGGTCCACACACAGGCCGTCTGATGATCCGCAGGCTTTACAGGGCAGATGTAGGGCCGCCCACTTAGACATGGATCACAGGGCGTCCGCGTAGTCCTTCAGGGCCTGGGCGAAGGCGTAGAAGGCATCCTTCTTGACCCATTCGTAATCAATGGGGTCGGTGCCGTTGTCGAAGGACAGCTTGAAAGTGCTGTCGCTGTCGTCCTTTTCGATACGCAGTTCACCGCCCCACAGGCCGGGTGCGTTGATGATGGTGGTGTCGCGGTCGGGGAAGGTGGATTTGTAGAGCTTCGGTTCCGCCTTCACCTCGGGGGTCGCCAAGGTCCGGCCGGACTGCTGTTCCGCGTAGGCGCGGATGCCATCCGCCAGCTGAAATAGGGCTTCAACGTTGCTGGTGACCTGACAACCGGGGCCACGCCCCGGCCGCCCGGCGTGCAGGTAGAAGCCATCCCCGTCCTTCTCGATGACGATGCCCACACCGGACGTGCGGGTCAGGATCAGCGTGGTATCGCCGTCATCCGTGAGCGTGAACCCGCCGCGTTCCACATCGGCCGCCCGGGGAACCGGTTTGGCTTCGGACTGTTCGTCCTTGCCGTCGATGCGATCCGCCACGATCACCAGGCCCCTGGCCAGGTCGCGCAGGCCCTTGGTGTCGGTCATCTGGTCCACCACAGCGCCTCCGTGGCCGGTCATGATAGTGATCATGTCATCGTGCGGGCCAGCCGACACGCGCATGCAAGCGCCGTAGCCGTCTTCGGTCAGGTCGTAATGGGTGATGGTGTTGACTTCGGTGGTCATGTCTTCGTCTTTCAGCCGAACCGGAAAAGGGCGGCGATGCGGTTGGCGCGCTGGCCCACCTGACGCGCCCATAGGCTGTCCATGGCGTGCACGGCGGCGGTGTTGAAGTCGTTGGATTGCAGGGCGGCCAGGGTGCCCTTGAAGGTCTTCAGCTTGGCGACGCCCAGGTTGAACGCCATGTTCGCCAAGGCCCGTTGGCGCCCTTCGGACAGCTGACGCCACCACAGGCCCAAGCCGCGATCCATCGCGTCCAGGGTGCGGTGAATGTCGTAGTCCCGGAGTTCGTCTATCTGTTCGTCTGTCAGGACCAGGGCATGCAATGGGGTGTCCTCGGGGATACCCAGGTGGTCCCGCAACGCGGTGTCCAATGGGCCGGTCAGCAGGTTGTGGCCTACGCCTATGGTGGGGACGCGGGCGGTGTCGTAATACACCGTGAAGCGGCGCCCCTCATCACGGTCCAGGTCCCGGCCCAACTTGGCTAGGTCAAGGGTCGGGGCGGTCACTCGAAGGCCTCGAACACGTTGCCGCCGGATCGAACGGTCAGGCTGTCAGCGGAGAAGCCAGCGGCCTTAAGGGCACGCAGAGTGGTCCCCAAGATCATGTCGAGCGTCAGGACCGGTGCGGACGCAGACATGTGCGTGGTGTTCACGTCCCCGTTATCAAGGGTCTCGGAGAGAGAAACGGAAACGTGGCTGCTGTTGCTGGTCATGTTGGGTGTCCCCGTCAGGCGTAGGTGATGCGGCTGTCGGCCGGGCGGCGGATCATCGGGACCCCGGGGGCCTTCTTGAGGCCCACCAGCGGGTGTGTGACGACGCGGTATTCGACGTAGGGGGTGCCATTCAGGTCACGCTTGCGGGTCTTGGTGAATTCCCATCCACGGGCCGCCAAATCGGCAATACGGCGGTGAAACGACGCCACCCCATAAAGATGCGAGGCTTCCAACGGCGTCAGGGTGCCACGGACGCGGAAATGCCGCGCCAGCAAGTCAAGCTGGGTCATGCTGAGATTTCCTTGATGGTTATTTGGTAACCCGGCACTTCGTCTTTGGCCGCGTACCGTTTCGTCACGTCGAGGTGGACAATTTGCTTGTCGTCACCCCAGAACTTTTCAGTCTTCGTGATGGCGTCCAGCGGCCCCTTTGCCAGATTGTCCACATCCCCGTTTGGATACGGGTTGGCGGGGTTGGCGGGGCGCTTACAGACGCATTCGAGGGAAACAGAAAGGGGGCCGGTCATGACCACCCCCGGCCCCTGCTGGCCCGCGAACCATTCGGCGCAGTCCTTGCGGAAGCGCTCATAGGTCGCGGGGTAGTAGGTGCCCCACTTGCTAACGCGGGGCCTGGCAGCAGGGACCGGGGCGACGGGCACCCACAGGTCCAGGACGGTCATTAGAAGTCGCCACCGTCCGTGTCAAACGGTGCGCTGTCGTCGGCGTCGTCGGCCACATAGCCGCCTTCGTAGGCGTCAAAGCCGTCCATGCCGCCGCTGTTCTTGGCGACCAGCTGGACCATGTTCAGGTAGAGGGTGACGCCCTGAACGGTGACATCAACCATCTTGCCGTTCTCGCGGACCTTCTCCGTCTTGGTGAAGGGACTGGCGGCGACCTTGATGCGCACTTCGTCACCGAAGCCGATCTTCACCGACTTCGGCAGGGGCTTTCCGGCGCTGTCGAATAGCTTGGGCGCGCTCTTGGTCTTGGCGACGATGACGAACTTCTGAGCCCAATGCTCAAAGCCTTCCTTGTCGGCTTTGTCGGCGCCGTCCTTGATGGGCGTGATCAGGTTGTCACGGTCATAGTCCGGGCCGAATTCGGCAACCGCACAGTCGTTGATGGCTTTGCGCATGGCCGACAGGTCGGCGTCCTTACCGACAAGCAGCTGAATCTTGAATTTGTTGTCCGCAAACTTGCCCTCGGTGTCCGGGGCGTGCAGATGCGGGAAGGCGGCAACACCAACCGGAGAGGTGGCGTTGAAATAAACTCGTTTGGCCATGGGGTCCTGAAGGGAGGCCCCGGGGTACCTAAGAGGCGGGTCCGTCCGGCACGCTTCAGGCCGCGTCAGGAACCCAGGGGTCAGAAATGGGAACCCCCGCCACACAGGGCCGGAGTTTGGATAATCCGGGGGAGTGGCGGGGGCTTAGGGGAGGCTGGCAGGAGACCGAGGGGAGAACCGGCGGTTTCTGCAATAGGCGGGAAATTTGGACGCCTATATCTAACTTATTGTTTTTATTACTGTAATTAGCATCGCCACGGGGAACGTTTTGGCGCCATACGGCATAGTTTAGAAACACGCGCGCGAATGCAAAAACCCCCGCTTGAGGGCGGGGGCTTCAGGTCACGAGAAAAAGAATTCGGATTGTAGGACTTCGGCCACGTCCCATGATCCACGTTGCGGCGGGTCTGGCAGGTCCACGCCTGGGGCATAATCCGCGACATAGGCCTGGAATTCCGCCAACCAGTCGCCCCGATACATGGCATACGCCTGCTGACGGATCACGTCCCGCAACCTGTCCACGTCGCAAGCGTGGGTGCCATAACTGTCGTGGATCATATGGAAATCGCGGACGCCGGATGGCGTCAGGGCATTGACGGTGTTCTGAAGCATGCAGCCGTCAAGCGAGTGAATGACATTGGGGGCGGCGGCCAGGGCCATCTTGTTTGCGTCCAGCCTGGCTTCGTCATCCTCGCGCCACAACTTCAACCGCCCCAGCGAAGTATCAACCTCCCGCACGGTCAGTTTGCGATAGGTTTGCCAGCATACGGCCCCGTTGGGCGTCTGCCAGCGGAAGGGAATTTGATGGTCCGCCAGGGCCTTAGCGACATCCTGAAGATACCCCATGATCGCCCGGCCGTTTTCCATCGCCTCATCAAGCCCGGCGCTGATGGCCTGTTGCATGTATCGCGCGGCGGCAATCTTAAGGGCGCGATCTTCGATATGGTTTACATGACCGTCCGACAGCTGGAATTCGGTGATACCTCGGGTCGTTACGCCATACGGGGTGGTCATCACCGCCCGCTTGACCGTGTTGCGGGACACACGGCCCACCCACAGCGCCGCGACGACCTGAGCGGTCGGACCGTCCTTCCCAATCTTCCGGGTGGCCGCGTCACCTTCACCAGCGTCGTCAGCGTCCACCCGCGCCTTCACCCGGTCGGCCACCGCCTGATATAGGTCCCGGCGGTCGGGGAGGTTCCGGCAGTTGGTCGCGGCGGCGCCGATAGGATCACGCCCCATCATGCTGAGGTGCTGACAGCCGTTGACACTGCCATCCATAGGTACCGACAGGTGGGACACAAAGTCAGCCGCCCGCCCGCCGTAGGTGTGCGCCTGTGCCCACTCGTGGCACCCGGCCAGAAACCGCCAAGGGCTGTCCTGTTCGGTCCACCATGTGTTTGCGAGCGGGTCCGCAGCGACCGCGATGATTTGGGACTCATGGTCGAGCACCCACCGCACCCGGTCATCAAAGGGCAACTTGTCCTGCCCCGCGTCGCCCGCGATCCGCACGGCCAGCCAGTATAGGCCCCGAGTGCCCAGGCGCTTACCTTCCGCAAAGTGTAATAGCGATTGGCTGAGGCCATCCCCCTGCGGCGATAAGTCTTGAGGTAATGGATACATCCTTAGTCGGAAATCAAAGAAGTGAGGAAACCAGATAGCTTCGCGTTCCTTCAGGTCTTCCGCGATGCCGATCTTACGCATAAATTCGCAGGCATCGGAAAACATCTTTGAGTTTGTCTTGTGGATATCCTGACGGGTCTTCAGGTATGCCCTGCGGCCATCGTCGCCCAGGGCCTCAAAGTCCGCGTCTGGCATCTTCGGCGGCAGGGCCTTAGGGGCGTATTGCGGGATCATCGGATGATCCGCCGCCAGCATCGCTTGCGCCGTTTCCAGGATGAACCCGTTGATCCGCCAGGGTGTCGCCTGGACACTGTTGATGGCCCTCAGGGCTGCTTGGGATAGCCCCTCGGGATGTGCCGCCGTGTGTCGGTGCACGCTGTGCCGCACAAGATCATTCTTCAACAGCACGTAACCGCCCGCCGCGCGCGTCTTTCCGGACGCGTCCATTTCCATCCGCCAGTCCAACGGCGGGGCGATCATGGGCAGCAGATAGGGGCGCGTCAGTTCGTCCCGGTCCCGATTGGCCAGGATTGCGGCTTTCGCTTCGTCGGAGAGGATGACCCGCTTCTGAGTCCGTCCGCCTGCGGCGACCGTGGCGACACATACGGCGCCCCGCGTCGCTGCTTCGGCAAGCCCCAGGAGAATAGCCGCCGCCTTCAGCCCAAGGGCAATTGGCCATTCTTGGTCAAGGTCGAGCACTGCGCGCTGAGTCTTGCGGAGCTTCGCCAGCGTGGATGAACCCAACTGACCCCGGGTGGCCGCTTTCTTGATCTTATCGGCTACATCAGCCAAGCCCGCGTCAGTGCCTGCCCTATCAATGGCCGCCCGAACGGTCATTTCATCCCTTAGCGCTTTCGCAAGCTGAAGCTGGACAGCGGTTAGAGGCGCCCCCCACAGCCCGTCATCGGGCGCGCGGAACGAGAGGACGCAACGAAGCGTCAGAAAGGCGACCACATCGGCAGGCAGGGCCGATATGAGGATGTCCTCTTCTTTGGTGGTCCAGTAGGCTTCCCCCAAGGCCTTTTCGGGAACCACGTCTTGGTACGTTTGTATAGCGTTCACCAGCCCTTGGTGATCCTTGGTGCCCATGAGGCACCGCATGAACTGTTCGCCTAGGGCGTGCTGGGCCAGGTCAACGCGGTCCAGTTCATCCCGGTACCGCTGGACGCCCCGGCGGACCATTTCGGTTTCCCAGCGGGCCTGAGCATCCCGGGCCGCTATGTCGAATTCCTGCCAGGAACGATTACTATTCAGGCTACTTTGTGTCGCCAT